TTTAGGACGACCAGGTTTACGTTTTGCTGGTTCTTCCTTTTTAGATTCTTCGTTTTTAGGAGCTACTTCAGCTACTTCTTCCGCTAATTTACCAATATACCGTTCATAGTATTTGATAATATTTGGGTAGTCCTCAGCTGGAAGCGTATCGAATTGTACACGACGTGCACCATCGCGACCTTTCTTCGCATCTTTGATGCGTTCGTTACGATACATTTTGAAGAATTCTTTTAAATCCTTTTTACCCCATAAGTATTCTTTCTTAGCTTTCTTAAGTTGTTTCTTAGAAAGTTTGGATTCTTTCACTTCTGGAGCTAACAAAATTTGTCCTTCCATTACACCAAGTAATAGACGACTAATTGTGTTATACACTGCGGTTTGTGGTACTGTAAAGTTTTCAATAGCTTTAGATTTCTTTTCCAATGCGATGGAGATCATGGCATTGCGAACGATTTCTTGGTCAGCACCATCTAACGCAATATTGTAAATTGCTTTCAATGTATCGATATTGTTTAATTCAGCACCAACGTGTACAGTGTATTTGTTATCGGCTAAGCGTTCTACACCACGTTTTTGTACTTTGTACAAAGCTTGGTCTAATCTAAACATGTATTTTCTTACATTGAATTTGTTTAGGTATTCAACTGGAACGATATTGGCAGCGATGTCAATAGCGAATTCTTCTTTGATACCTAATTTCATCAACTTCTTAATGATTTTCTTAGCCGATACTTTTACGACATCAGCTACAGTATCACGCAATTCTTTGTAATACTCGATTGCTTGTTTTTGTCGTTCTTTTTGCTCTTCGCTAGGAACAATACCCGGTTCTGTTTGGAGAGATTTTTCAATCGCCAAATATGATTTTTCCAAGTAATCCACTAGCATTACATGTAAACCTGCTGGTACATCATCTTTAAAGTTATAGTCTTTAACGATTTTGCGTAGAGGTTTTACAAACATTTTCATGGAGGTGATAAGGTCGATGAATTGATTTTCATAACGACGTTCTTCACCTCTAAAAGAATCCATGAAATAATAATCCACAAGCGGAATTAAATTATCCGCAATATGGGATTTCAATTCATCTTTACTCATCTTTTTCAAGCGTTTATACTTGAATTCAGACAAGATTTCTTTACCACTAGTCTTTTTCATAGCGTACTCCTTCATTATAAAAAGAATAAAATAAATGAACTAATAATCTGTTCCAGACCGATTAGTTCTTAATAAAACTCGTGACAGATTTTACTCTGTCAGAGAAATAATATATAAACGAATAGGTAGTTAGCCTATTCGTTTATATAGAATTGATTAATATTTATCCAAGATGGAATCCATATCGAATTCATCATCGGAATCGTTGTTAGTATCTTTAGTACTGTCATATGCAGAGAGTTTATCTAACGCATTATTGAGTACAGAGCTGGTTTGTGTTTTATTCAACTCTTCTTCTACTCGTTCAATGCGGTTGATAATCACTTTGATACGTTTATCTGGTACAGAAAGGCCACTTAATAGCAATACCAATACGTTGAGTTTATCACTTTCTTCATTTTGAGCAAAGTGTTTGAAGTCTTCGATTGGTTCACCATAGAAGTTACGGATATTTGGTAAGTTTTCGTTGAACTTACTATTCAATCCTTTAGTAAGGTATGCGATGAAGCCCATGCGTTTGACTGTATGGTCATCTTTTTCAGAACAGTCCATACAAGTAGCTTTAACAGAATGATCTAGTAGTACAGAATCCAATGTTTCATCGGCACCAATAGAATCTTCGTAGATACCAGTTAATACATCCATGAAGATAAGTCCTGGAACGGAGATGATTTTACGCATATCTTTATCATCAATCATACCATATGGGGAAGAGTGTGAGAAGTCACCACGAACCGCAGAGATCATAGTAACGATTTCTTTATTCACTTCATCCATTTGCTTATTGGTTGGTAAGTTGGCACGTTTTTCATTATCGAATAACATGTACGAACCACCCAAGTCAGACATTTCTTTCAAGTATTGAAGTGTATTGCGTTGTGCACCAACAGATTCACCCAATGTAGGAAGAATACCCACATTGACGAAGATTTTATTTTCGTCTTTACGGAAGTAGTTACGTAGGATATCTGTTAGGATAGGACCCATACCAGAACCAGTACCACCACCAGTGGAATTAACGACAAAGACAATATCAGTTTGATCCATAAATCGTTTGAACGCTTCATCCTTAATCAGCTCCTTGATATTTTCTTTCACAAAACCCTTTGCGATAGAACGGTCTTTACCAGACCCAGAACTGTCACCGAAGATGATCGCATCCATTTTAATATTCAATGTATCAAGATCTTTTTCAGATGCATTGATAGCTAATGCTGGAATGTCTTTTGTTGCTAACCCTAATGCAGCAACTTGATTACCTGCATTACCAATACCTATAATACCGACTTTCAACATAAAAAGTCTCCTTTCACTAAGTTATATTCTACCTATATTAATAAGTCGTTTACTACGACAACCATCTCTATCAGTCACCCAATCGAGCATTTTCATATTACATGCGGAGTAATCCAGAGTATCCATATACTCCTTCAGATCACACTCTATGAATGGAATGTTAAATCGAATGGATGAAGTTGGTTCACTATGACTATACCATTTTACAGGTTCATCAAAGGCATCAAGAGCACAATCACCAAGAAATTTACATATGTCTGCATGGTAGGTATCCTTAAAGATTTCGGGATACCTAGCCCAGACTAATGTACCAGATGATTGGTGGAATGCTTTATATTTGGTAGTGATACCACCAAATCGTTTATGAGATAAACGAGTTAATGCTCCTACCATAAAATTAACCGATGTATTGAATCGAGTATAGTCATCATCTTGTGCCGATGTATCATCTACTGTGATCATATAGGAATCATAAGAATCCATTGATCGAACGGTATTGATACCAAACCCATTATAGTCTGTACCGAATCGAAATATCTCTTCAGGTCCTTTGAACTTACTTTGTACCATATCAAGCAAGTCATCCGCCATCCATAAATTCATTGGGGTTTCTATCGGAGCACATATATTGGCCACTTGCTCAATGAGTTCAGTTGCATACACATATTCAGGCACTCTGTTCTCGATAATATCACATAGTGTATCACCTACATTAATATCGTGACTTTTATATGTATGACCACCAATTCGATACATAATTTGAGGATTTGTTGGCATGGAACGGTATTCACTCTTAACATTAATACCTAAGAATGATAATACCCTTCTGAAAAAGATAGCTTTCGTTATCGACCCATACCATACTCTATCACACTCATGTGGGAGAATAATAGTATATGGATGTAGATACGAAAAGTAATCACGTTCTTTACCCATATTATACTCCTTTCGGAGGCATAAAGGTTGTGTTACTAAAATACTTATCACCAAAAGCTATTTGCCATTGGTTTAAATAGCTAGCAACCATCATCATATCCTCATCGTCAACATAATCGAGTATCTCGAATCGAATCCCATGAAGATAATTACCCGGAGTACAATTATAATCATTAAATTGAATATCCCAACCGATCATATCAAAGGCGGCTTTCACTGCCGATTCGATCCTATCTAAATATTCTTTAATATTAGCAGGTAATAGTGTTTTACTAGTAACTGTAATATACTGATTGCTATGTCTATGACCATTAGCAAATGTATAATAGTCACCTCGCTCATCTTTGAGTGTCATATCAGTCGAGCTAGCTTTAGTATCAAACTCAACGAGCATCATATTCTTATTCATATCTGGGATAGACCAGAGTTGTTGTTTTAAGAAATTTATGTCATTGACATTAGTTACTCCATCTATTGTCATATAGGTAGATTTCAAGGCAACTAACCCTATCGTTTTAAATACAATATCTAATTGACCAGGGATAGTTTTGAATGTCTTAATTTGTTCAAAGGTAGTTCGAACGAAAATAGCATCCAATTTATCACTAGCTTCTGCTAATGTTATATGATGCATAGAAATATCACGAATTACATCCTTGATGATACTGATATGATCTAATGGATACAAGTGTGTTGGAATATATCGCATAATATGATTAATTACCGAATCCAATACTTCATCAGAGTTATTGGCGAATAAATCATATTTACGAATTCCTTTTTCTGTTTCAATTACAGTTGTGGCCTCTGCGTATTTATGGGTACCCTGAATAATAGCACTTTGTACATATAACGCATGACCTAAGCTATTAACAAAATTCACTGCATCATTTGGTGTCTTTTCGCAATATTTAGGAATATACGTAAAGATGGATTGGATATAGGGACTTGACATAGAACTACTTCCTTTCTACAACTAATGTGCCATTGGTAATAAATCCAGAGGCTCCAGCATGACCGCCACCACCAAAGGATTCGGCGATCTTGTTAACAAGAATGGATTTTTCTGGATTTTTACCTAGACGATAAATGGAATATTCCATTTTACCATCAGCATTCATGAAGAATACTACCCCGACTTCATAATCATTCTTAACCGTTTCAAAGATAAAGCTACCACGATCTAATGTGTTAATAGCAATAGCACTAACATCTTCAAACTTATGAATGTAACATTCAAATCCTGCACGTTGTAAGTCAGTTACGAATGTACGGTTCTTGTAATCCACAATCGGTTTACCTGATATCATGATTTGGTTTGTTACATCCTGAGATAATTTCATATCGAAGAAAGCATCCCAGAATTCACAAGACTCATTACTTGGACGTTCAAATTCAGCATAGAAACCATCATTGAATATGAGGTTTCTCATATAGTCTTCATAGGTAGTGAATCGCCAAGTATCGTATAAGCCAGCCATACGAACGGATTTAGGGAACAAGCCATCCATAGATGGACTCAATAGTGATTCTAATGTCACTTCACAACCATTGACACTCACTTCCATACCAGGATCGAATAGTGTTGTTTCATCTAGTTGTACGACACTTCTAAAGAAATGAAGGTAAGTTAACTCACAAGCTGCTAACCCATTAATACGTATACCTGGAACCGCATTAATATTTGGATAGTTCTTGTATTTGTTGATAGAAGAGAGATGATGATCAATCCATATGATATGATCAATACCTACACGGTCTACGAGTTCATCAAAATATTGAACAGGAAGACTAAAGTCTAAAATAAATACATATTGGGTTTTCTTTAACTTACTGAAATCAAATGCCATATCATAATGAGCTGATATGAACTTAAATGTTTTCTTTCTCCATAATGGAGATAGTTTAGCACACATAGCTGATGCATAGCCATCCATATCATTGTGATGAATGCATAATACATCAAAATTTGTGTTGGATTTGTTGGTTGTCATACCAACATTCATTAGGTTTTCCATAGTACCCTCCTAAAATAAAATAACGTAGCCATTATATTTTCGGATCATAGAAAAACTAGTAATTTTCCATATCCTAGACTACATACTAGCATAATATATAAACACAAATTAGGTTATATATTATATTGGTGAGTCCCAATATTGTATATTATTTAAAGGAGTAAATGTCATGAAGGATATTCAAATTGACTATAGTCTATCCCCTACCGATTTGGATTTAAATATTGAGCTTCTACCAGAGTTTTATAACCCTGAAACAGTAGGACCTCGTTTACGTGTAATGGATTGGCACGAATCATTCGTTACCGATATGCTAACTAATAAAGGGTTTATTGTTAAGAGTAAACCATTCAAAAAGAAACTAAAAGATAAAGACGGTAATATTATGACACGAAATACGAAAGAGATGGATGGTATCCATTCTCCTCGGTTCGGGTCTGATTGGCAAGATGAAAATGCATTTGCTGAACGGTACCGTTGTTCTTGTGGGGAAACGATTGGTAAATTCTACACTGGTCAAATCTGTCCACATTGTAATACAAAAGTCAAATTCGTCGATGTTGATTTAGATATGTTTGCTTGGCTTAAATTAACAGCACCATTCTATATCATTCAACCATTGATGTATATTAAACTTAAAGATTTCTTTGGTAGTGATACCTTAGAAACCATTCTTGAGTTTAAAAAAGAAATGGATATCGACGGCTACTATAAAGAACCTAATACCGATGATAAAAAGAATCCATTTGCCGGTATTGGTATGGTTGACTTCAAAGAACGGTTTGAAGAAATCATGTATTGGTTCAAAAAGAAAAAGAAGAATAAAGCTGAGCTATTTGATAATATCATGATGGACAAACATAAGATATTTATTCAAGAAGTTCCAATCTTCTCATCTGTACTTAGACCAGTATTCTTCACAAACGAAGATTATTCCTATACAAAGATTGATACATGTTACAATGCGATGTATGGTAACTTTGAACGATTGAATGAAGAATCAGATGGGTTAAACCAACGAAATATCGCTAAGGTAAATAAGAATTTATTCCGTGCTCAAACTAAACTTATGGAAGCCTACAGTATTATCTTCACATCTCTTACAGAGAAAGAAGGTCATATCCGTAGAAATATCTTAGGCGGTAAAGTTAACTTCAGTTCCCGTAACGTAATCATTCCTGATGCGAAGTTACGTTCTTATCAAGTACGTCTTCCATACGTAGGGTTCATGGAACTCTATAAAGAAGAGATTATCAACCTTATCGTTAAATTAACAGGTGTAAGCTATAACGTAGCAGTCGATGAATGGTTCAAAGGGTATCGTAAATTCGATCCAAAGATCTATAAAATCATTCAATATATGCTAACGAATACAAAATATAAGAATAAAATCTTATTGAACCGAAATCCAACGATTGATTTTGGTTCATTCGTATGCATGGAAATCGTAGAAGTAAAGAAAGATTACGATGACCTGTCTTGTAGTCTACCAATCTCTATCTTAACTTCATTAAACGCAGACTTCGATGGTGATGTGTTGAACATCATCTCATTGAAAACAAATGAGTTGAAGAAATCCTTCGACCAAGTATTCAATCCTCATAAATCATTGGTTATTGACCGTAATACCGGTCGATTCAATAATAAGTTTTCCTTGATTAAAGACCAATTGATCGGATTGTATCAGTTCTGTAATAAATAATAAGAAAGGATGTACTCACTCGAGTACATCCTTATTTTTTTATGTTAAAATGAGTATATGACATACGCCATATACTCATTTCATGTATTTTTGTATAAGAGAAGATTTTATGGTAAGTTAGCCAAACCAAGATACAAGACAACCAATCTTGCATTATCATATTGTTTTCATTTATAAGTACTTCATTAGACAAGTCTGTAGAGGTGATACTAATGAATCAAGCCATAGTAAATTCTAGTCTGGCACATACCGTTGGGAATGTGACATTCCAGATGACAGAATTCATTAAAAGTTTATTCACTCCTAATTTTTTTAGGCATACTCATATCTCTAGTCGTATGGCATATAGAGAATTTAAGATAAATGAAAATCGTCAAGAAGCAGCTTTCATTAAGAAGAACCGTCCGATTTTGATTATTAGACCCCACTTAGAAGTTAATGATGATATCTTTTTATCAGGTTCTATGTTTACTCGTCTATATAATGGGACGAACTTCAATAAGAACTACGGTCAATTTCTTCCATTATTCCGTGATGATGTGAATGATATCTCATTATCCTACTTTACGAATCGGTATCGTGTTGTATTACAGGTCACTATGATGTTTGATACAGCCTATCAACAAGTGAATGTATATAGTTCACTACTCAATCGGTTTAATGAAAACCAAATATATTGGCAACAAACGGCATTAGAATGTTTCATGCCAGGACAGATTGTTGAAGAGATTTCTACCTTAGCTGAAAAACCAATTCGGAATGAAGAGATGTCTGTTAAACCATTCTTAGAATATCTAACAGGTCATTCTAATAAGTATTGGACGTATAAAGAAAAAACGGCATCGTCTCATGAAGAGTTCTTTTTATACTATCCCGTTACTATGGAATATGTATTTACTGATATTTCTATGGATGATTTATCTAAACATGGTTCTGTATCTGAATCAGCTAATATTAATTTCACATTAACCGCTGAGTTCAACACCATGGGTCAATTCCAATTGAGTACAGAGCGGGATGATAAAGGATTCAAAGCCAATATGGGGTTGGATATAGGAAGTACAGATGGTATCAACATTCGTACGTACTATACACCAACAATCCAATTTGGTGAAGAAGATGAAAATGGCTATCGACTTCTGTTCACAAATATGTTCCAGATTGAAGAAGACTTGGAACCAAAGGAACCTGATATATTAGATTTATCTAAGTTATTAGGGGAGTCTGTACTTGATGAAATTTTACAATACCATGATAGTCATGGGATTAGCACAGACATTCTATTCAATTTCATTATCTTAAAAAATGAAACGATCCTAAAAGGAAAGAAAGAAAAACCGGGAGATAAAATTGACTATGTTGTCGATTTACCTCATAAACGGGTTCTCATTTACAATAAAAATGTGGATGCCACCTACCGGATTCTCATCTATGTGAATAACCTATACATTAATCAAATTAGTGATAATATTAGCGATTTACAATCATACTATGAATATGATTATAAAGATAGATAGCTATATTGGAGGACGTAATGAAGATTAAAAAGATTAAGCAATTATTAAAAGACATTCGGGAATTTAATCAGCTCTCTGAGCATGAAGTTCCTGTGGGTGAAGGTCCGTTACGAATTGGTGCTCAACTGATTCGTATCGTGAAACAAAATAATCATCCAAGTTTTAAATCCATCTGCAAATTTATTGAATCTATTGATGCCAATGAAATCGTTGAAGAAACCGATCGTATCAATGCATCGATTGGTGCTCCCATCTTTGTCGTTATGGGTAATCCAGACTCTCCAGTAAAAGTAGTATTATTGAATACTCGTTTCGGATATATTGGTATGAATGTAGTTCCTGATGAAGTCATTCATGAAGAAATGAAACATCAAGCTGAAGTACCCGAACTGGACGATGAACAAGTTATCGATATTTTAAAGAATGTAAAAATCGATTAATGACTAAGTGTACTAGACAATTTATACGTCTAGTACACTTATTTTGCATCGACAAGAGATTAATGTATTTAAAAGTAAAGGAGATTTTGGATTATGTTAGGCAACAACACGATTATCAATGAAGTGAGTATGGTTGAGTATCTTAAAAATAGATACAAATTACCATTAACGAAAGAACAAGAGCAACGAGCTCAAGCATTCTTCGATTCGATTGATAACAAAAAAGAGAATTCATCTGTACACTTTATTTCCCATAATAGTATTGAATCCCTCGATGGGGTATTAACACTTAACCGATCGATTGAAATTGATCGTATGATGGAAAGTGTGTACACAGAAGATATCGTATTCTCTCTATTCCCAGTACAACCAGGGATTTTAGCTGAGACACGAGTTAAAACACATCATAATACGAAGTTAGACTCGATCTCATACCCAGACCCAGTAGTGGATCCTAATATGACATACAATATTATCGTCATCCGCTCATTCGAATATTATATGCGTAAAGATATCGTTGATCGTATTATCAGTGATTCTATTACCTATGATATAATTATATTGAATACCGCTTTGGATATTCCTATTGACGGTATTATCTTCGAAGACATCGACGAAGAAGAATTTAAACGATTAGGAACTAAAGGAGAAGAAGCGTAATGAGTACACGTCAATTATCTTCCATCCGAGATTCGTATCTATACTCCATTTTCAATCATGGTAATAAAATGGATAACTTGCTTAAAAATTATTTAGCAAAATCCATTGTGGTAGATGCGTCTGCTGTTGATGAAGCAATTAGTAACATTCGCAGATACTTTAAGTATCCGCTCGTGAATGATGTATTGAACGCATTCACACATAAAGATGGTTTATATGGTAAAATTCTACCAATTGGATCTAATATTAACTTCCAATTACCACCTCCACTTCCATTCTTTTTAGCTGGCAACCAACAAAACCTATTTGGTATCGCGGTATTAGACCGTGTCGCTAACTATGCGAAAGATGATAGTGGTCGAATCGATGTAGATCCAAAGAAACTCTATGTATTACTTGAATCTGCCTATATCGCTAGAGTAGTTCAACAAAACTTCTCTAAACTCAATAACACGACTCTTTACACAGAAGGGGCTTCTGTGTATGCACACATGATGACTCGTGTATTGAATAAATTATTTGCATTAAATGTAGATAAAGTAGCCTTTGCTAAAGTACTATACTTAACGGCTAAGTACTACTTCTTAGCGATTTTGAAAATACAAGATAGCAGCATGGTGCAAAATTATGCATTGAAGGTATCAGGATTAACTGAAATTGCTGTACGTGATATCGAAGCAGCATTCAAACCTGAAGATTATGCAACGATTGCTACATTCATTACCAAATTACAAGAATCTGCGTATATGGTCACTAACACAATGAAAGATTTAACAGTTCGTGGTTATGTAGAAGCATTCTGTAAAATGTATGGTGATGCTGCATTATTTGCATTGGAAAACTTCAATTACTTTATCTTTAATATTGCCAGTGCAGTTAATGGTGGTTTCTTGAATAACCAATATGCATTTGATGATATCATTGGTAAATCCGGTGATAAACTTTATGCCGTAGTAGCAAACTTTGCGAAAGGTAAATAACTCACTATAATCGTTTCTCATAAAGGAGTTAACTGACTATGCCTGAAGATATTACTAAGGATATGGTGAAGAAGGATCTAGCATTAGGGGATTTAAATCCTAAGATGTTTAGACAATTCTTTGCTGATATGCAGATTAAATCCTATCAATACGACTATCAAATCCAACGAGATTTAGTCGATTATCACGAAGAACGATTTACAACGGCTCAGTTAAAAACTGAAGTGGGGGTTAAAATGTTTGATGACGTGAACTCTGAACGAGTTCTCGTCTTCCCTATGAAACATCAGTTTATTGCAACAGGTCGTCGTAAAGCTTGGCGTGATTCTGCAATTTATAATAAAGCATTGACATTCGATGACATCAATCGAAATCGAAAGCTTTTTAAATACAACGTACTAGTGTTCGTAGATAACAAGTTAATCACGAATATTAGAATTAAACCGAACGAGGAGTTCACATATATCTACTTTAGACGTAAAGATTTGGCTAAATATCTTATCGATACACCTAAAGTAATCAATGTTCTCTTCATTCCAAATGCTATCGTTTCTGTAGCGGAAACGATTAATACAACCAATACAGCGGGTAGTAAACTATTATTGAATGCATTCTATTCCACTAAACGTGAATTCAATGTAACGGATAACTACTTCGCTATTTTCCAAAATAAACAAACATTGGAAACTGAATTTACAGGCGGTGTACATTATAATCCAGATTATACCAACTTCACATTTGATGGTATCAATATCGCTGATTATGCTGATACACACCGCGTCATCTTAGTGGGTACGGAACTATTATTCAAAATCAAAGCGGTAAGTGCAACACAACGCTTCGTAGATTTTGAATTACAAAAGATGCCGTTACCTAAAGATGATATCATTGTATTATATAAACATCCAAACCGTAGAGATTATGTACCAAACGATGGCACTGTGGTCTTAACGGAACACTATCCAAACATTATCGAAATCAGTAATCCTCAGAAATATCAACTTCTCTTGATTGCTTTATATGATGAAGCTACACAAAACCATCATATTAAATTCGATACTGAAATGGATTTCTACTTAGAAACAGAACGATTGTTAGATCGCTATCAACAAGGTTCCGTTCCTGAGATATTGCAAAATTATAAACCTGCTGATTGGGACTATCGCCTCAAAGATTACTTTGAAAAAAACGAGGGTATCCATGCAGTGGATATGACAGATCGATGGAATCCATTCCATTATAAGATGAACACGATTAGTGGTCTGATTAAACTTTGGTCTGAATTCTATCTTGAGTATGAACGTAGAACATACGGTTTCTTAACTGGTTGGTATCATGACATCTCCAAATGGAGTGCTGAACATCTAGCGTCTAAGGAACGTAACTCTACAGAACAAGATGTACCAGTCGATCCAACGGGTCATATCCAAGTTGACCATAAAACATTTGCGGAAACGCAATATGTGTTTACGTACAAAAATGATATGAAGTTTGATGATGCAAACTCCTATCTATTCTATATTGATGGTAAAATGGTGATTCCATCTGCTATCATTGTACATAGAGGGTTCCAATATGTATATTTACCAAAACGATTAATCAAACCAGATTCTATGATTGAAGTAGAACGCTTTGATGGTATCAATTTTGGGTACTGGATTCCTTCTATTCCTGAAGAAGGATTAACGCTTCCTCTTAAGGGTATCATTAAGACTTCTACAGTAGCTAATTCGTTCTTCTTAACAAACAAAGAAAATGAATATGTGAATGATCGCTATGATGTATTTGTGATTGATACAGAAATGGACAATGTTGAATCTAAATTGGATTTAACTAACTCCGTATACTACATCTCACCTAAGATGAAACTTCGTATTGTCCCTAAAGAACGTGCGAATGCTAATAAAGGTGTATTCTTACGTGCTAATAACCAATTAGTTACATTCACTCGTAAGAATAGTGGTGATGATTATCTACGTAATATTGGGGTTAACTTCAACTTACAAAATAACATCACTAATGTAAAACAGGATGTGAAACCACGTCTTCGTATCTATACGGAAGATGGTCGGTTGTTCTCCAAGAATTCTTATGTTATCTACAAGCATGATAATTTTAAACAACGTCCAAAATTCAATCTACCAATTAAAGCTGGTGAAACAGCGTTCCACCGCATTGCTTATGTTGGGTATGATGAACGATTGATCTATCATCGTCGTCATGTTCGTAATGATGGCTTTGTTGATTTGGAAGGTAAGACAACTCGTCCAATCTGTTTAGCATACCATGATATATATTTGAATGGTGTGCGTCTTCATAAGAAAGATATTAAAATCATTGCACCATTTAAGTTTATTATTACAACCTTAAAGAAACATAACACATTAGACAACCTTGAAATTTATGAAAAGGTACATGCGTCTGATGCTATGTTTAAATTCGATATCGATGAAGATTCTGCGTACTTAGCAGACCGTCTATTCAATAAAGATAAAGAATACCAAAAACACGTATTAGATTCTCTTGAAAAGATTAACCCTGATGGGAAAATCAAAGATTTGAATGAAATTCGTAACTGGTATAAGGACTTATTGGATGACTGGTTCTTTAATCGATTCGTGAATGCTGACCGTCGGTATGACTTAGAGTTATACGAACCATTATTTGATGAAAATTATGGGTATCGTGTATTACTCAATGGTGATGACCGTGTACGTTGGCATGTGACACAAGACAATCGTTTCTACATGTGGCATGATAAGACACTAGAAGAAACGGGTGGTGTCAATCCTCCTCCTAGAAACGTATATGAAGGATTAGCAAACGATAACATTCCTGATGATACTCGAACTATCACAGAACGAGAATACATCGAAAATGGTATTTCATTCGGTAATGTTAAAACGATCTATGACTATGATACAGAAATTCTCCATGAACGAGAGGAAGAAACTCCAGAACCAACTGAATTAGATGGTGTGGATTTACATGATTTAAATCCCGCTAACTATAAAGTGATTCATGACCGTGATAATGTTGAAGATGGTGGTGGTTATGACCGAGCTCATATTAGTACATACACTAAACCAAAACGCTCTGTAAACCCTCATTCATTACCACAAGATCCACCAAAAGATGTAACGATTGTTCCATTCGTAGACACAAATCCTCGTATGCCTGAACATATTGCTACACCTGAACCAACGTTACCTGAACCAGGTGAATATGAACCATTTGTAGAACCAACTGATTCCGTAATTAAGTTCTTAGGTACTAATCCGTTTACTGACGAAACAAAAGCTAAGTTAACGGTAACGGTTGAAAACGAATTTGATCATACGATTCAAACAGTAGCACATGGTGCATCTGTGAATGCTAAAACATTAAATGCGTTACGAATTGCTTTCGTATCCACAGAAGCATTATCTCGTAAGTATTATGTGAAAATCGTAGATGCTGATAATCATTTAGTATATTCACACATGTTAACGAATAAACCAGATGATCAAATTAATCAAATCATTAATATCATTCCAGGTTCCATGACAATCACTATTGAAACCCATGATCCAAGTCGTGGAGAAGTTAAATATCCATTATATATGGAATTTAATGGTGGTTTCCCTGATGATGGTTTACTATCTAACGGTAAATGGGAAAATGATGAAGATATTGATGACCCTAAAGTGTTCACTGAAGATACCTATTCACTATATGATGAATTTTCCAATACAAGCACGTTTACGATTACAAAAGAAGGATTAGTGGGTCCTACCAATAAACTACTACTCATTCGTGATTTAGATAGTGGTAAGATTATTACTCGTCAATTCTGTAATCCAACTACTGGTAAATTGAATATTACGTTACATAAACCGATTACACGTATTTCGGTTGCCTATGAACCATTACCACAAACAGTCAAAGAAATTCATATTGACACCACATCTCCACTATTTACGGATCATGTGAAGTCAGTAGAAGTGATTTCTAATCGTACTGAAGGTGTATATGTGGATAGTAACGATACTATCGTTATGGATACATTACATGATGGAGTGGTACGTGTTGATTGTGGTTCCAGTGTTATACGGGTATTCCTTAATACGGCAGTTAATGTTAAATCAGCGTTCTTTGATGATGTACGTAATATTGTCAATGAGCCTGAAATTAATCCGACTATCCATGAAGTTACATTTGGGGAAAATGGGTTCTTTATTGATATCCCTGTACCTGATGCAAGTAATTTCAAAGAGGGTGATGCGTACTTAACATTGTTTAATGCTAAGAACATTTTGAAACTTCATTTATTATCCTCTATCTCTGATGAAATTGGTCATGTGATTATTCCAAACTCATCTAATATGACTGGTGAACGGGTAGATGATATTGGTAAATATAAAGATAATCTATATCCATTATTTGCTAATGGAAAATCCAATATGGATGTAACCTATGTATCTCCAGTTGTTTTGAATAATATTCCGAATAAAATGGTAACTGTTCGCGTCGGTACTGATGAAGGTACTGTATCTGCTGTTGCGTTATATGATCAATATAAACCAGTTAAGCAATTGACATTCTCTGCACATTCACCATTTAATGAATATTTCTTAAAGAGTGAACCTGTAGACCATATCTATAGAATGGAACTCGGACAGTCTGACGTTGATATTGTTGACATCTATACCTATTCAATTGATATTGGTAACTCAACTCCTGCTCAATATTTAGATAGAATCACATCACCTACTGATGTTCAATACTTGAAATATATTGATGGTTCTGTACTTGTATTCAATTTTGCAAAAGATAATAAGGGTAATCAAATCAATGAAGGTTTCTTTGATATTATCTTTACGAAGAAGGATACTGGTGTAGTTGTTGATTCCTATCGCTACGATAACCGTAAAAAAGCGGTTCGTGCATTAGGCGATAATGCTATGCGGTTAGATGAACGCTATGATAATTGTATCATTACTATTAAACGGTATATTCCACCAAGATGTCTTGAATTGACATATAGTGCAGGTGTTCCAACAGATTGCGTATTAAGTTCTGATGGTTGGAGAAGTGGACAATTTGCTCCTGATACATTCCCTATGTATGGAGAAAATGAAGTTAACTTAACACGTACTATCACAATCGAAAATGATCAACTGTTAAACGTAACTGGTACTGAATCTAAAGTATTGGTCGTAACTGATAATCGAACTGGTAAAGATTTGGCTATATTTGCCACTGATACCTACGGTATGCCGGATTCAATTACATTTATAGCTGAAAATCCATCCTATGGATTTACGTTACAATATAGACCATTACCATTGATTCGTGTTAACGTAGGTAATGCTCTTGATTTGTGTAGTGACATCATAAGCTATTATGGAGATTTAGTAATTTCTAAGGTTACGAATACAACGAGTCATTGGTTATATTTAGTGAATCGATTGGATGACTTTAAAGTTACCTTTAAATTTAAAGATCGAGCTATTAATCTATATCATTTAGAAACGGCAACCATTCCTATTCCGATTGATATCAGTGCATTGGTTGTTAATGAATCTAACTTGACATCTGAAATCCATAAGAATGCCGTTGATGGATATCATATTACGATGAAACCTGTTGTTAATAATGCGGGGTCTTCGTTTACGATTAGTAAAACGAATGTACCTACACTTGATGGGTTCCGTAATAATATTGCACGAGCTAAAGGTCTAATAGATAAAGTAGCTATATTAGGACTATCTAAAGGTTCTACTCATACCTACTTAGATCTCACCGTAACACCTCAAATTCCTGAAACTGTGTTACCTAGAGATCAAATTAGATTACGTTCTATGGCTCCGGTAACACCAGAGGATATTCTATATAAACCTAATACGATTGAATTATATCCAGATTATCGTCTATATTACCAAAACCCATTAACTAAAATTAGTAATGGTTACTCCTCTAACGTGATTGTGTATTTAGATGAAGTGTTTAAACATGCTCCAGACATTGCTACACAATATGTATGTGTGAAAGACGCCGATAATCAAGTGGTTGATTATTCTGTATTGAGTAATAAGAATGGATCTAAATCTCTCACTATTGAACCTGTATACAATAAAAATGTATATAAGATTGATGTGTCGGATACTAACCATCTATATCAAATTGGATGTAGTGTAGATACAGCTAAGTCTATGATTGATATTGGTATTGATACAATGACTACGTGTACATTACAAGATGTACATCAATTAAACCGTAAGGTTGTTAAAACACCATTGCCTATTTATACCGCTATCTCATTTGGTAGACAAACTGATACTAAACTATACTATACTGATTTTGATAATGAATACATTCGTTTTGAATCAACTCCTTCTAGTACAACTAAAGGATATGCTATCTTAGATGATAATGGTCATTACATTAATTCCGTTGAAATTAATACCAATAAAGACCATTACTCACAAATGGCTATCCCTAATACATACCGTTCAAATACAGGTACGATTATCTTTAAACGTATGGATGCTATGAATCGTATTTCCATCGAAGGATTCACTGCTGAAAACGGATATTGTGATATTCTATCTGGTTCTGGTCCTCAAGTTACATCGATTGGTCCTAAATCATTAGGAACTGGTATTTGGGATATGAGTGAATTGACGTATAATGTGGGTGATATTCTGGCTATTCGTATTCATGCCGATATTGTTGAAAACAATGATAAATCTGTTATCGTTGTATATGAACGTCATAATGGTGTTGATCGAATTGCTGGCATGCGACTTCTTGATAAATCCTATTCAAGGAATCCAGAAGATAAGTTAGATATTCCATTTATCACTGGTCATAATCAAGGTGCTCATTATATCGTTAAATTAATGAATACTCAAGATGTTGGGTTAGGTGATCTTGTTGCTATGACAATTGATGGTCAATCAGGACTACCAATCAATACATTACATAATAACTATATGGGTGGCGTAGTGAATTCATTGTCATTTATCAATATGATTAAACCAGCTAATCGAACATTCTTTACAACAGAAACCTGTGTAAATGATGGTAATATACCAGTTATCTTTAATAGTATTGGGTATAACCATAAACCAAATGATGATGGTACACAATGTACAATTACATCACCTAAACGGATTAAATGGTTACCCGCTATTGAATTTAAGTTATTTGCACAAATTCCTGTAACAGAAGGCTTTGATTATAAATTCATTGCGGTTGGTACAACTACTAAGGATCTTTCCCCAGTGTTATCTAATGGATGGAGACCTATCGATGTCAATACAACTAATGACTTGAATGGGTTTACTATCAAAGTGACAAAACAGCGGAAAGCTATCCAGTTGAAATTAGCGGTGAATAATAGGATCGGGTATATGTATCGAGATATAAATGACAAATATGTTACCGTGAATATACGTCCTATTCTAGCAAGTTCTCGATATTATACTATATTAAAGTTGGCATCTAATCCAACATATACAATTACAGTTGATGATGTCGCATATGGTAGCTCAATTGATGTTGTACATTATGGTGATTATCGTGCCACAGCACCTAATTTAAATACGGCTGGTAGAGATGATAGTCCTAGACAAAGACAGATACGGGTTACGGAATATGATGCTGATGGACATATAGTAAAATCTGAAACTGATGGAGAACTTGGTACAGTGTACCATAGTCCTCAACATAATTCAGTTCCATACACTGTAGTCATACCTTTCCCAAATCAAATATCTAAGGGCTCATCCTTTAAAATTGAATTAAACCCAAATGGTTTATACGTTGATCCAACATATTATGTAAATAATGATGGAGGAGAGTATCAAAACAAATCATTGTTAATCAACTACTATAACAGCGTTGATGATATTAGTAGGGATAGTTCAAATACATATAATAATATAACTGATTAATTTATGTAATAGAGAATACGGATTCGTTCCGTATTCTCTATTCTTTTTCTGATTTTTCATAGTCTTGGTTACAAATATATATTATTCGAATGAGTACATTAATGATGTATTCATTTATCTTTATATTACAAAGGAGGAGACTAATGGGAATCAATAAATCAGATTTGTCATTCTCAAAAGAATGGGTATCTGAAATGAAAATAAAACTTATGCGAACTTATCCATCAATGTCAGAATCAGATATTGAGGAGAAATTATATCGTATTATTAATACAAGGATGAAGGATCATCCTTGTTTATTAGATAATAACTATTTAGGGACATCCAGAGATACATCCCTATTGGCTATGACAGAATTCTTTGCTAAACAGAAACCAATTTTAGCAGGATATGGTGTATTATTTAAACCCCATGATAAATCAGCCAATGCTTCAGCAGGTCTATTGATTGAAAGTTTAGATAATCGGAATAAGATTAAAGCTGAACGTAAAAAATACCCACAAGGCTCATACGAATTCCTTGTGAGAGATATTGGGCAGGGTAATGAAAAGGTTATCGCCAACTCATATTACGGTGCTGCTGGTGCTGATACATCAGTATTCTATAACCTATATGTGGCAGCATCTACGACTGGTACAGGTCAAGCATTGATTGCTACGGCAGAAACATCATTTGAGGCTCTATTGGAAGGAAATATTAAATTCTTTGATTTAGATGAATGCCTTTTATTTATCGACAGGGTTGTCAAGACTGATATGGATATGAACTTTGCCGTATCTAATCCATATTCTGACGATATGATAAAACGGGTCGTTGATCGATTACTATCCCAGTTCAGAGATGATCAATCCAATAACGATGACTATAGAACGATGTTAACAACGATAGTATCGAATCTATCCAAATACGATCAACTTCGATTGTACTTTAAGAATAATCTATATGTATTCTTACGGGATGTAAGTGAAGTTAAAGAACTTTTAACAGTTCTATGTTCAGAAACAAAATCGTTCCGTAATCCAAATAAGGTACCAGAAGAAATCGAAGATACGATTACTACATTATGGCAGTATATCTTCCATAATGTATGTCATATTCATCCAACGCGGTCTCGTATTGTTCGAGATAGTCAACATACTCGATTTGCGACAGTGACACAAGATACAGATTCCACTATGGTAACGATTGCCAAATATATGGAACTTATGTTAAGCCAAAATCTTACTAATCAAGTAGCTGCTGAAAACGAAGATGAGTTAGACTTCATCTGTTGTAATATCATGGCATATATATTAACACGCTATTCACAATGTTTCTTAGAACGATATTGTCAAGATGTGAATATGCCAGCAGACCAACATAAGCGTATCAATATGAAGAATGAGTTTTATAACTTAACAATGATATTGACACCAAAGAAAAAACGGTATGTATCATATACTCGATTACAGGAAGGTCAATTAATTGATCCACCTATGGTTAAGATTTCTGGTTTGGACTTTATTAAGTCCACTACATCAGATGATGTAAAATCATTCTTTACATCTATTATTCATGATGATATTCTGAATGTGGATGAAATTAATGTAAGTTCCATCATTCGTAAAATTAAGAACTTTAGAGAGATACTTAGAAGTTCATTCCTTAATGGTGAACTTACTTATTTAAACCTAGTATCCGCCAAAGAACCAGAAGCGTATAAGAAACCATATAGTCAGCAAGCCATTAAAGCAACGATCGTATGGAATGCTGTTGAAAAGAATCGACTTATTAACCTTCCTGAAAAGATATTCATTGTTAAGATGGATTATAAGACAGAGAAGCGATTTAATGATAACATTGATCGATTTGGTGATGTGGGTGATATTATCCGTAAGGAAATATTCGAAAGCCCTATTGGTGAGATTGCTAAAGGTGGTATCACGGTAGTAGGTATACCACAAAACATTGATCGATTACCACAATGGGTAATCGACACGATGGATATTGATACAATGGTAGATGATATCATCTCTAAATTTAATCCTATCTTAGAAAGTTTAGGAGATATTACATTACGTACACGTTCTGGTACCTCTCATATGAGTAATATTATTGACTTATAGTGAGGAGAGGGCTTTATGAGTAAAAAGGGACGATACATATTAACGGCAGTGGAATGGTTCATTCGACTCGGTTTTGGAGCAGTTTGTATTATAATCCTATATGGATTATTGAAACTGCTTGATGTTATTTATTAAGGAGACATAATGAATGGATACATTATTATTTACATTTAGGGTTGACGAAATCAACAAAGTGGAGTCTGAAGGGAAACGATTCTTTATCCCTGGATGCTCTTGGTGCTATTATACCGTATACGGTAATAAAGTAATTCTAAAGGATATGCAAGATAATCAACTCGGTTATCTAAACGATGTTGAAAACCTTGATATCTTAGGGTTATATGTAAAATCATTACCTGGAACCTATCGAATCCGTAAGGTATGGGAACATCGTGATGATAATAAAGTGAATATGTCATGGATTGGTGCTATGGGTTGGATTCAAGCCAATCGGGTATTCGATATTGATGAAATCTTATTGGATAGATCAGTTCATCCCATTGTGATTCGATCTTTCCCAGAAGATGGTGGCATTATATTACGATATGATCCAATCGATTCGATAGGGGTTGACATATATAAAGCTACACGTTGGATGGGGGATCAAAAAACAATTCTTGATATGAATAGTAGTGATATTACACGAATTTTCAGTCTTACTAGAATTTTGGATCCCACGGATATCACACATACAATAGGAGTAAGTCGTAAAGGTGATGGTTCTATCGTTGAGATTCAAATACATATTGAATCATTATTACCATCCGTCTTGAGGCAACAACTTAACGCCGTACTTAAATTCACTCCATACGCAGTTATCGAATCACTCAGTCATACTAGATTAGCGATTTCAGATAGTGATAGAGAACACGAACTTATTATACTGGATATTCCAGAGCTTATTAATTCAACGATTACGTTAGAATATAATGAAGCTACAAAAGTTCTTAGTATGAAATAACATAGAGGAAACTAACGTTTCCTCTATGTATATATTATGAATAAGTTCGTATATCGAAGTTTACAATAAACTATTGTAACATATTTTATTGATTTGGAGGAAATTATGGAAAGTTATGACGTAGAACTCGTTGGTGATATCAACTATGAAGCCTATCACAAGCGACTTACTGATACCGTATTTAATATCCATGCCATTGTAGAAGATAAGAAACAGTGGAAAGCGGTATTTAATGAACTATATACATACATGAAACAGGGATATGAACAAGAAAAAGTTCGTAAACACCCTGTACAATTTAGATTTTCAACTGATAAAGCTGAACAGATTAAAACGATGCCAGTGACACACTTCATTGTCAATCTAATTATCTGGAATGCTTTTAGAAAGTTGGATAAAGTAGAAGATATTGGTAGTCCACATATCTTCGATGGTGCTAAGATTACGGAAGATTATATTGCTGATTATATCAACCACAATTTAATTGCACCATATCATAAAGAAGTGGATATCATCTCCATGAATGAAGCGTTAGATGATATGATCTATGCGTTATCCCAAATCTTTACTGATTTTGGTATTCTAGCTGGTACAACGATGGATATGGAATCCTTTATTGAGTTGGCTCAACGCTATCCTAGATTCCGTGAAATCCTACATACTAAATTGGATGACACATTACAACCAAAAGAAATTGAAGATACCATCTTCAATTCCCGTAAAGAATTCTTGGATATTATCGTTAATGATGAAGATAATCATCTAAAACCATTCTTAGTAACAGGTGCTGGTATTAATACAGGCCAGTTACAAGAATTCGCTATCTCAGGTGGTTTAAAACCTGACGTAGAAGGTAATGTTATTCCAGTACCAATCAATAGTAACTATATCGCTGGTGGTTTGAACTCCATTAACAACTTCTATATTGATGGTCAAGCAGGTCCAAAAGCATTGATTATGAATAGTACAGTTATGGGTAAATCTGGTCACTTTTCCTATAAGACTATGATTCTCACATCGTCCTATAATATCAGTAAAACCGTTGATGACTGTGATACAAAACGGTTAATTGAACTTCATGTGACTAACCGAAAAGTATTGAAAAAGATCAATGGTCGGTATTATCGGTTACCTGATGAAGACCCATCCGTATTACATGTAGTGAATATGGAAACAGATGAACATTTAATTGGTAAAACGATTCTTATGCGTTCACCAGTCACATGTACTGCACATGATGGTATCTGTCATAAATGCTATGGTGATTTGTATTACATCAATAATACACCAAGTTTCCATGCAGGACGATTTGCTGCTACCCAAACAAACAACCCAATTCAACAAAAGATTTTGTCCACTAAGCATATGCTGAAAACAAATTCTGATAAGGTTGAGTTTAGTGCAGACTTCTATCGCTTCTTTGCATTAGATGCTAATAAAATCATCTTTAATATGGATTCAAAAGAAGATTTGAGCCAATGGTTCTTACAAATCCGAAATGAAGATTTGTATACTATGGATGATATCAGTAGTTCGGATTTCAATGATCATACAGAGATTATTTATCTCAGGAACAAGGATACAGACGAGATGATTCCTATTCAAGAAATTGGAAAACCTGATGATCCTCGTGAGCTATACCTATTCTCTGATGTTAGTAAACATCTAAAACCAATTGGTGCCGACTTCATTGGTATTAAATTAAGTGCGTTGGATATCGAATCCCCAATCGCTATGATTAATATCGTTAATAATGAAGTAAGTAAACCATTGAAGAATATTATCCGTCTATTGGATAAGAAAGACCATTATAATTGTACAACGATTGATGAAATGGTCAATGCCTATAACAAGTTGACTATCGACTCTGGTATGAGTGTAGATTCTGTACATACAGAAATGATTCTTAAGGGATTAATCCGTAGTACGGAAGATATTCTACAACCACCAGCATTTAACAATGAAGAGAAGATGAATGATTACCAAATCTTAACGGTAAGTAAAGCATTGGCATATAGTCCATCGATTGCTTTATCATTATCGTTTGAAGAATTAGGTCGTCAATTCGTTAAACCATCTACATACAATAAGTATCGTAAATCTGATTACGATATCTTCTTCAAAGAAGAAATTAAAGATGAGGCTAAAAAATACAATCGAGCTCAAAAACAATATAATGAAATTATGAAAGAGCTTAAATTGCGTAAGTTAGCATCTAAAGAATTACCTTCTGATGAACAGTAACGTAAGTAAAAGAGAATGGGTTCGCCCATTCTCTTTTTTTACTGTTATACCTAACGATTGTAAGTATATATTATAAATATGAGGATATGTTAAGCCTCATGTTTATATCTTTTATTAAGGAGGAAAATACAAATGGAAAAGTTACTTATCGGTAACATGTCAAAACAGGAGGTCAAGGCACTAACGCGATTGGTACAACAACGCAATCCTGAGTTGATGAAGTTGGTCAACTGTACCCATACAACTAAGAATGGGCAGTTAGCAACTTTCAAATTAAGTGACGGCAGATTTCGATGCCGTCACTGTGGTGTCATACTAGACATTCGTATGTCCCAACAACACATGACTCCACGAAATGGGAGGATCGATGTTGCCGACAGAATTCAACAAGCAAAAGCCGAAACCATCAAAATCCAGAAAGATTCTGAACATGGCTATGAAATTTGGGTAAAACTCCCAAAGAAAATGGTTGCATTGTTACAGTCCCGCTATAATAATGAGCAAATAGTGGATCAAGTTGAGTCATTGTTACAAGATGCCAGACGTATCAGTATTCCAAAATGGATGGATACAGTAGCTGGTAGGTTATATGGGCTTGATCGAAATGTTCCATATGTGAACTTGATGATCAAGATACCACATATATTTCGAAGAAACTTATCCTGTTCAGATACCAAGCTAGCTAACTGGGCAGTAAGGGTGTTATGGTCTATGCTTAAAGATGACCAATCATCAATCAATGATCTATACTTGAATAGTGAAAACTTTATGCAATTGGCAAAACAAAGTTACCACTATAGATCGATGGATGCCTATAAAAATGCCACATTGGACGAATGGTTGGTGCAGGCATCAAGAAAGGCGACAGCACCAAAACGATTAGTAAAAGAAAGGGGATCTGTTAATGATTGAGAGTAGAGAACTTGATAAGAAGTTCCAAGAATTCTTAAATGTCTGCGATATGACCAAAAGAGATCCGATCATCGAATTGAATCGGGCGATTGAATATATCAATTCCAATAATAAGGAAATTGAATATATTAACGCAATATCCATTAGCCAAATCACTCCAGCATTGGCTAACTGGATTAACAACAACCAAAAAACGTTATCAAATCGAATGATGGATATCGTCGATTTACTAGAACGCACAAATTGTCGTATTGTGTCTCATATAGGTAGGAACGTATCTGCCCATGCTATGAAAGAAACGCAGGGGGATATTATTGGAATTATTAAGCTCCCCAAAATGTACCGTTCACAGATTATGTATCTAATGAATGAGTACAATCTCGACCCATTGATTTTCAGACTCATCGTCGTTGGTGAGTTTGAAGGGCTCGATATTCTAAAAGAGGCGCAGCAAGAAGCGTATAAGTACATGGCTTCTGCACGTCGGGATAAGGATGGTGATATTGTATATGACTATGTATAGAGATAGTGAAATAGACAATATCATTGATGCCATCCTTTGGGAGTGTTACCAAAAAGGAGTAGACCCAAGAGCTCTACTTCAAAAGGTATTAAATAATGTAAGAAAGGGGGAAGTGTAATGAGAATAGACTTCTGGCCGATCTTACAAGCCTTCTTTGAACATGACTTAGCTATGGATGTTGTTAAGTTATTTTCAAAGTAAAAAAACGAAGAAAAAAGAGAAGCAAACGCTTCTCTTTTTTTTTTGACTATTTTTCATCAATGTCATCGACAGTTGGTGGGACATAGATTTTATTCGCTTTTTGAAGTTTCTTACTCATTTTTTTGTTAGATTCTTCACGAATAGTGGCACTACTGGAAACAACCGTATGTTCTTCACCAGTTACCATGGATTCATAGTTTGTATCATGAATCATTTCCACTTTTGTTGGAGGTAATGGTTGCGGTTTAGTGAAGTTGTCAGTTACTTCAGACATGTTTAATGGTTTATCAGTAACAAGACGAGTTGGGTTGTCTTTGGTAGTAGGTTCATAGGCTTGTTTTAAGCCTTGTTTTTTTGGGTCGTTTTCTTTATCATAGTTACAAAGATCAAGTTCCACTTTAGAACCATCACTCAATACTTCATAAATGCGTACGTTGTACATAAGCATTTGAGAAATATGTTCCAATGTTTCCCAATATGGAATATCAATCGGACCTGCTACATTAAGAACAGGAATATCACCACGATAATCGATTATGATTTGTTTCTTTTCAGTGAATACGTTCATCAATAGTCCTCCTATATACTAGTATATTAGTAAAGTATAGTATCAGGAACTAAACGATCGATTTCATCGAAAATCAACGCTTCTTCAACGCTACCTACTGGTGCACAATCCCCACATTCAGAAGGGTCTGTTTCAGGGATGCTGTCAATAAGAGCTTCCAAAGCTTCATCTTCTTCGGATTGTTCTTCATCTTCAGTTTCTTCTGTTTCAGCTTCTGTTACAGTATCTTCAGCTTCTGCATCTTCAGCGTCGACTTCGTCAGCTTCACCTACATAATTTAAGATGGCATCTTCATCCATGAAGAAAGATTCTTCAGCAGCTTCTTCGTCTTCTTTATCAGATTTTTTGCTATCTTTGGAATCTTCAGTATCTTCATCGGAATCTTTAGATTTTTTATCAGAATCTTTGGATTCGCCGTCTTCTTCAGGGTGACCAGTTTTGTCACGTTTTGTTTCTTTTGTATCTTCTTCTTCTGCTGCTTCCATAATAGCATCGCGTACATCAGAACCAAGAATTTGTTCTAACATCAAATCATGATATTGTTGTTCTGCACGTTCTGCTTCGAAAGTTGCATATAACGTTTTTAAAGCCATTGTAATTGACCTCCTAAAAATTAGTACTAATCATTTTTTTTAAGAAGATGATCGTCCATCGTCGTAGAGGACGCCTTACTATCATTAGTAAGTTGATTAATGAGTTGTCTAAGGCTATATAATACCAAAGGTATGAATACGAAGGTTTCCAAACTATACGGGAATCGTCGTCTATCGATATTATCTAACCATTTAGTTAGACTCAATACATTGTCAGTTGTGCAATACATAAATACAAAATGTTCCCAAGGACGTTCCTTAGGTGGTAACAGTGTACCATCATGGTATTCAATCGCATGTAAGAAGTCCTTACTGATATACTTATAGTAGGAATCGTTGAATGGACCCAATGGATAGTCGAAGAATTGCATATACTTGATTCTTCGATCACGATAGTAGTCAAAGATAGATACTTCAGCCATCATAAACGTAGGTTCTACGTTGAAATAGGCAAGTAGTTCTTCCCAATCATCGAAATCTTTATGAACGACCCTATCATAGATCGTGTTCTCATATTCGAAGTTGTTGACTTGACGTTCTTCTTCATATACATAGACAGTATTATTCGTTTTCTTATCATAGAAGATTTGATTTCTGTTCACAAAACGAGAAATCGTATAGTCATACATGATATTTTCAGAACTTACCATATAGAGTAACGCATTGTATTTTGCATTGAGATACTTTTGTAAGTATCCGGTCTTAAGATTTTCATAAATCTGACGAATGCGATTCATCAGTTGCAAATCTTCAGATTTGATTAAACAATTATCACCAGTACCAATATTCTCAAATACGCAGTTATATTCTTCCACCACTAAGGTATCGAGCACATCTACATCGTGCTCGTCTACTGATTTGATAGTGAAGGCTATATTATAATACCCATTACTTTTAATGGTGTCGTATTTTACATCAGTGACACGGAATAATGCCTTACGACCTAAATAGTCGATATAGAAATAATCATCGGGTAATGGATAAATCGTATTCGGTAGAATAACGGCATTGCCATCATAGGATGAGTTTAAACCTTCATCTTCCTCTTGTAAATCTAACTGTATCTGTTCGATACCATAGAGTGGGAAGTTGTAGATTTTATTATAACGGATTGGTGAACGACTATCAATCAATCCTTCTATATCTTTAAGACCTTTATCGGTGGTAGATCTACGTGTGTTCACATGATAGAATGTAGTGAACGTTGGTTTTTGCTCCAGGAACGTAGAATATTGTGACGTAATTCGACTCTCTGCGAGGTTGACATTCTGGTTGATAAACTCTGATTTATCAATAAATCTAGCCAATCGGTTTCACCTCTTTCTAGTAAGAGAATATTATAGATTTGTTTAAAGTACAGGTTTATATTCACCACATTCTATTATTGATTAATTATTGTCAATATTCGGTATGTGGTACGAGCATTCCTCCAATAATATAACTATAACATGAATTAGTCTATCAACAGAACATGCTTAACTTTTCTAGTTTTGTACACTAATACAAATCATTTCACATGATACGTTTTCACAATGTGAAGTACCACAGATCTGGGCGTCTTATCTCTCTTTTAGGACCTTAGGTTAAAATACTATACATACATCTACAACGACACACATCACAATCCCAGATCGATTTACTCAGTAAATCAAAAAAAAA